AGCTGAAACATTTATTGTTTCTATTGATAATGGAACTCAAATTACAATTAGCACCTCTGTTGTAAATTATGGTGAGAATATTCTTAAGTTTGAAGATCCACCAAGTAATCTAGCAGCAGTAAGCCAAAGCAGAGTATTTGAAAATGTTTTAAGAGATGGTTCTGGTAATATTGTGACTTCTGGTTCAGGTGCACCAGTAACAACTGGAACTCCAGCTGCAGAAGTTAAACCAACTGTAACCAATACATCAATTCCCACATTACCTCCAGCAAAGTCTACATCCAATCCATCAAAATCTTCAGATGGTATTAAAGCATTAATTGCTGCATGCGATAAGGTAGGATTGACTACAAAAGAACAGAAATGTGCATTATTGGGTATTGCTGGTGGTGAGTCAAGATGGATACCACAGTTAGAGAATTTTAATTATAGTGAAACTAGATTAAAACAAGTTTATTCTTTTGCCACCCCAGAAGATATTGCCACATATGCAAATGCCACTAAAAAGGGTATTACCAGAGAGCAGTTTTTCTCATGGGCATATGGACCAACAAAACGAGGTAAAGGTTTCTTAGGTAATCTAACAGATGCCGATGGTGGAAAATACTATGGTCGTGGATTTATTCAATTAACTGGTCGTGCCAACTATCAGCGTTATCAAAACTTAGCAAATGCTACTGGATTAAATTTAGATATTGTTAATAATCCAGATTCTCTTGATACTGATATTAATGTATCAGCATTAGTTGCTGCACTGTATATTAAAGATAGAGTAAAGGGTGTCGGAGTTTCTGCACATCCAGATTTCTTCCTTGCTGCTAAAAAAGCAGTTGGTGTAAACACTCCTGATATTGCAGCACTAAAACAAAACTATTACGAACATTTTTATGGTAAATCAGCCTCTGGTGGTGTAGAAAAAGATGCTGGACAACCAACACCAGAGCCACCAAAAGATGGAGATGACTCTACACCAAGACCATCACAAAAGAGTATTGACACAGGTTCATTTACTACAGGATTTAGAGATCCAAATAACAAATATCCATTAAAAGATTATATTGGCGAACCAGATACTAATAGATTAGCTCGTGGTGTTATTGAGGGTACTGTTATTAAACGAAAAGATGCAGTTCGTGTTCGTGCAGTACCTAAAGCATTAGATTTGGGCACATGGGATCAACCAGAAGCACCTTATGGTGCAAAGTATCCGTTTAATAAAGTTTTTGAAACTGAATCTGGACATATTCAAGAGTTTGATGATACTCCAGGATACGAAAGAATTAATACATATCATCGTTCAGGAACATTCTCTGAGATTGATCCAAATGGAACTCAAGTTAATTACATAGTTGGTGATAACTTTGTATTAATGGAGAAAAATGGATGCGTTCATGTATCTGGTGAACTAAACATTACTGTTGATGGTAATGCAAACATCTATTCCAAAACAGATGCTAATATTCAAGTTGAACAAAATGCTACAATTAAGGTAGGTAACAATGCTGACATTGGAGTAGCAACTGATTTAACTTTAGCTGTCGGTGGTGATATGAAAGTTAAAGTTGCTGGCGATTATTCTGTTCAAGCTGCAAACATTTATACAAAATCAGATGGAGTGCATGATACACAAGCTGTTGGTGCTTTAAGTATTAAAGGTGCTACAACTAATGTTGAGGCAGAAGGTATAGCCAATTATCTATCTGGTGGTACTACAAGAATGGATTATGCACAGGGTCAGTTTGGTAATGGTGCTGATGGTGCTAATGATGTTGACAATGTTCCATTAACTCCTCCACCTTTAGGTAATCCTGCAAATCCTGTAGTTCCATTTGCGATTCCTCCAGAAAGACAGTTTGAAGAAAAGACTGTTGCTGAAACACCAGATGATTTTGATACCCCAGAGGGTCGTGCAGCGTCAGCTGAGCAAGCAAGAAAAGAAGGTGTGGTTGGTGCACCACCTCCTGTTGCAGCAGAAGAAGCACCAGCAATCGTTAGACCTTCAGCCAATGCTAAAGAAGTTCCTGTTGATTGTAAAATTATCTACACTACTAAAGAATTTACAAACGACTATCGTCTATCCAAGAACTTTACGCTTGGTATGTTAATTGATGGTGGAGTTGGCGGTAAACATAGACTAGTAGACCAAATGTTAAAAGAAAGTGCTGGTGGTCCAGAAAGATTATTTACAGTTCAAGAGATTGTATGTAATCTAGCAATGACTGCTCAGAATCTACTTGAACCTGCTCTTGAAGTTCTTCCAGGAAATATTGGTGGATATAAAAACCAATGGAAGATTAACTCAGGTTATCGTCTTCGTGGAGTAGTAGGAAATGAATCTGCAACTTCTGACCACTGTAAGGGTAGAGCAGTAGATATTGGAATACTATTGCCAAACAAAGCACAGAAGACATATGATTATGTTCAGGCACTAGAAAGACTTCTTCCATACGACCAGATTATTCTTGAGTATCGATATCCAGATTCAGTATGGATTCATATGGGATATAAAATGGAGGGTAGTAGAAAGATGGCATTTACAATGGTAAATGACAAAACCTACAAGAGAGATTCAAAAGGTATTCCTTCTGGATTTGTATTAGTTGATTCTATTCCACCGAAATCTGCATAATGCCTGCATTAACATATAAAGGTGCTTTATCAAAAGGTTCGGATGGTGGGGCAGCAACACCATTAACTAGAAGAAATTTTTTACAAAAAAGTTATGTTGGTGGAGTTTTAATTGGTGTAGTAGGGGATAGATTTGAACAGCACACAGTTCCTATTGCTACAGTCCATGCCGATGCTCAACGAGAAATTATTAGTGGAGCTTCTAAAACATTTTTTGAAGGTCGAGCAGCAGCAAGAGTTGACGATCCTATTGCTGACGGAGACCAAGTTGCACAAGGCAATGCAAAAACTTTTGTAGAATAACCTAAATAAAGAATATGGCAAGAAATACAAGAATCTTTTCTGACTTAGACCTAAATTTCACTAAACATCCAGTGACTAGGGACATAACACGCAGATACGACGAGAATGCAATTAAACAATCCGTAAAAAACCTTCTTTTAACCAGAAACTTCGAGAGACCATTTCATAGTGAAATCGGTTCGCCTATAAGAGCATTATTATTCGAACTTCCTGGACCAATGTTTTCAATTATGATGCAAAGAGCAATCATTGATGTTATTAATAATTTTGAGCCAAGAGTAGAAATTTTAGATGTTTCAGTAAACGACTCTTTGGACGCTAATGAAGTTTATATAACACTAGAATTTAAAATAGTAAATACCGAGAGTCCTATTACTCTTGATTTAGCATTAGAGAGAACCCGATAATGGCAAACAATAATAAAAGAATCCAAGTATCAGAGTTAGACTTTGATGCTATTAAAACAAATCTAAAAACATTCTTGCAGGGACAGACTGAATTTCAAGACTATGATTTTGAAGGATCTGGTCTTTCTGTTTTATTAGATGTGCTGGCTTATAATACTCACTACAATGGAATCTATACTAACCTAGCAGTCAATGAGTGTTTCCTAGATTCTGCCAGCAAACGAGCATCCGTAGTTTCTCTTGCTAAAATGTTAGGCTATATGCCTCGTTCTGCTGCATGTGCAACTGCTACAGTAAATGCTTCTATTACTTCACCAACAAGTTCGCCATCTACTGTAACTATCCCAGCAATGCAACCATTTACAACTTCGATTGATAATGTATCATATACATTCTATAATCGTTCAGCTGTAACAACTGCCAGAACTAATGCAGGAACATACAATTTTACTGGTTTAATTTTAACTGAAGGAACACCGCTTCAGTACAAATATACGATGGCTCCAGGTGTTCGTTTTATTATTCCAAACGCAAACGCTGATTTAAATACATTAACTGTTAGTGTGCAAGAAACTTCTTCATCGGATGTTTATGAAGTGTTTACTCGAGCAGACACATTAACTGATGTAACAGAATTAACACATGCTTACTTTGTTAAAGAAATTGATGATGGTCTTTATGAAATTTCTTTTGGCAATGACAATCTTGGCAAAGCATTATCAAATGGTAATGTTGTTACACTAGATTATATGGTTTCTAGTTTAGAAGCAGCTAATTCTGCTTCTTCATTTACATATGGTGGTGCAACATTAGCAGGTAGCAGTTTGTCTGTAACTTCGACTGCTGTAGCATCTGGTGGTGCTTCTCCTGAAGCGATTGAAGAGATTAAATTTAATGCACCAAAATACTATGCTGCACAAAATCGAGCAGTAACACCTGATGACTATAAAGCAATTATTTTAAAGAATTTTCCTGAGGCACAAACTATTTCAGTTTGGGGTGGTGAAGACAATAATCCTCCAGTTTATGGAAAAACATATATTTGTATTAAACCAAGAGATGCCAGTAAATTAACTAATTTGCAAAAAGAGTTTATTAAAAATAATATTTTACAATCTAGAAATATTGTTTCTATTACACCTGAAATCGTTGATCCAGAATTTTTTAATATTAAAGTTACAGCATTTGTTTACTACAATCCAAGAGCAACTACTAAAACTCCAACTCAACTTGAAACAATTGTTAAAAATGCGATTATGCGTTATAACGATGAAGATTTAGAAAGATTTGATTCAGTTCTCCGTTATTCAAAATTAACTAAAACAATTGATGAAGCAGACCCATCAATTGTTAATAACATCACTCGTATTATGATTCGTCACCCACATGCCGTAACTTATAATATTCCGACTCAATATGTTCTTGATTTAATTAATCCAATTTCTCAAGATGGTGGTAAACAAGGTGAGGTATTTGCATCAACAGGTTTTTATATTCCAAATAGTAATGAAATTCATTATCTAGATGACGATGCCAACGGAAATATTCGTTTGTATTATGTAAATACAAACTTTGAAAAAGTTATTGTTACTCCAGATATTGGAACTATTAATTATGATACAGGAAGCGTTGTTGTTAGAAGTTTAACTATTCGTGCTATTGATGGAGCCTTCTTTGAATGGCAAGTTAAACCAGAATCTTATGATGTGGTATCAGCACTAAATCAAATTGTGCAAATTGATCCAACATATTTAACAGTAAATGCTATTGCTGACCAAACAATCAATGGTGACCTACAAGCAGGTTACAACTATCAGTTTAATTCTATTAGATCATAATGTCTCATACTAGTCCAGTAAGAACACCGATAGCATCGGTAGTAAAGCGACAACTCCCTGAGTTTATCAGAGAGGATTATCCTACATTTGTTGCATTCGTAGAAGCATACTATGAGTTTCTTCAAAATCAAGGTGTCGATTTAACACAGTTTAGAGATATTGATAAAACCTTAGAAAGTTTTATTGGTGACTTTAAAAAAGAACTAGCATATAATCTTCCAATTGTTGTTGAAGATGAACGATTCTTACTATCTCATATTAAAGACCAATACCTTGCCAAAGGATCTGAAGCATCATACAAATTACTATTTAAATTACTTTATGGTAAAAATGTAGAAGTAGTTTATCCTGGAAGACAGATGCTTATTGCATCTGATGGAAGATGGAATCAAGAGATTTCAGTATTTGCTCAAGTAGATTATGGCGACGCTGATGATATTGTAGGTAAACTAGTAGACATTCAAACTGCTGGTAGAATTCTTAGGGTTCTTGTTGATAAGAAAGAATCTCTTATCGGTGAAATTGATCGTATTGTTAAAATTGGTAAATCCTATGAAATTGCAGCTACTGGTGTCACAGGACAAAATACAATCACAGTTGCGACAAATACTGGTATAGAAATTGGACAGTTAGTCACAGCACCTCAGAATGGCGGTGGTATTGTTGGTAATACCAAAGTAGTTTCTATTTTGGGTAATGTTATTACATTAAGTAACAATAATATTGGCACTGTCAATAGTTCATTAATATTTTCTAACGAACTATATGAGTTTTTCTTAGATAAAAGATTTTTTGGTGTAATTAATCCAGGAGATTTAATTAAGTTTCAAGATTCGTTTCAAGCACGAATTGTTCCAGCAACACAATCATTAGCAATAACACAACCTGGAAAAGATTTTAGAGTAGGACAGGTGTTTGAATTAAGATCTGGTGCAGGCACTGGTGCTCTTATGAAAGTCACTGCTGTTGAAGATGATGGTGGTATTAAATATGCAGAATTTATTAAATTTGGTTTAGGATATACTGCTAATTTTGCTTTGTCAATTCTGGCATCTAACGATGTGGTTTCTGCAGGATCAGTTAATATTGCAGGAACTTCTACATTAACTCAATTAAACACATATGAGTCTTCTGGTGCTGGTACAATATCGGCAACAACATCTTCAACCACTGTAACAGGAACTGGTTCTAATTTTGGACAAGTTGGTGGTGTTGCTGTTGGAGATGAATTATGGACAACAGCAGGAACACCAGAAATAGTAGGAGTAGTTAAATCTATTGCAAGCACTACATCATTAACATTAATGGGGTTGCCTGCTGAACATGATTTAGGTATCACTAGCAATTATTCAGGTAGTTATGTTTTTAGAAATTCTCGTTCTATTGGTTCATTATATGCTCCAGGTGGTACTCAAGCACTAACTGTCAAACCTACGCTTAATGATCGAACAGAAGGTTTTAATGAACAGGGTTATGTAAACTTAGGCGACTATGTAGATTACGCATATGTTGATGCTACATATGCTGGTACTATTATTCGAGAGTTTTCTCTAAACTTTAGAAATGCTCAGGTAGATTCAGATGATCCAGCTATTGTTTCTATTTCATTAGGTGCTTTAGTAAAATATCCAGGATATTTTGAATCTAATAATGGTTTCTTAGATGATAGTATTTACATTCAAGACAGTCGTTTTTATCAAGCATTTTCATATGTATTAAAACTTGATGAAAGATTAGATTCATACAAGTCTGCAGTTAAAACTATGCTACATCCAGCAGGTATGGCACTGTTTGGAGAATTTGAAGTAACTAATAACTATGATTTAAGTGTCGCATTAGAATCTTTAGTAAAATCTTTGGGTATTGGACTAGAAGATCTTATAGTATCAGCAGATTCATCAGCAACTTTATCAACAACTAAAGTCTTATCTGATACTCTTGATACACCGACTGATTCTACATTCCTAAAAACAGTTTTTTCTGTATTAAATGATACTCTTAGTACTCCAGACGATTCTTCTTATGTGCAATCATTTGGTAAATTACTAAATCAAACTACCTTAAATTATGATGGAGATGCAGAAGGACACTCTGTTACAATGGAAAGCACTTCTACTGTATTAGAAACAGGAAAGTCACTTTCTACATCTTATAGTGGAATGTTAGATACCACTATAACTTTTGAAACAGGTAAAGCAATAACAGACACCTCAACTATATCAGAAAGTATTGGTATAACAACAGATAAATATGTATTTACAGTGTCCAGTCCAGATGAACTAGACCCACAAGACCACACTGGTTATGTACAGCTAAATTCTTATTATGGACAAGATTACATCATCTTTGCAGATGAATATTCAGTGGGCTCTAGAGAGTCTACATTTAACACGCTATAAAATAAAGGAGATTTTATGAACCATCAAATCACAGAACAATTAAAGGCGACTGGTAAAGTTCGCATCGTACAAACAAACGCACAAGGTGAAACTATTAAGGAATTTGAAGTTCCTAACCTAGTTGTAACTACTGGCAAAAACTATATTGCATCTAAAATCGTTGCAACAACCAACTCTCCAGTCTCAATGACTCATATGGCAATTGGTACTGGTACTGGTACTCCAGGTGCATCAGATACTGCTCTTGGTGCAGAAACTGGTCGTGTATCACTAGCAGGATCTGTTGTGTCAACAAACACTATTACTTACACTGCCACTTTCCCAGCAGGTACTGGTACAGGTGCTATTACTGAAGCTGCAGTTTTAAATGCATCTTCTTCAGGAGTTATGCTTTGCCGTACTACATTCCCAGTGGTAAATAAAGCTGCTGGTGATACTATCGCTGTAACATGGGTTGTAACTGTAAGTTAATTTAACTTTTTAGTTTAGGGTTCTACATGACAACATCGTCATCTTTAATTAAAACTATTCTGCATAAGTCATTGGCAGAGGGTGTCTACAGAGATGTAGTAACGAGAAGTTCAAACTATTATTACTATCTTGGTAAGACATTGTCATGGACAGATGAATTGAATCCTCCATATCCAATTGATAGTTATGCATACGAGCGTAATGCTAGATCTGAAATTATTACAATGAAACAGATTGGTCCATCTGATGTAGCATTTGTTATACCAAGAAGAAATTGGACTTCTGGTACAGTTTATGATATGTATGATGATGAATATTGCAATGAGATTTTAGGTATTAACATTGTTTCTGGTGGATCTGGATTTAATAGTTTACCCACTATCACCATAACAGGTGGTGGTGGTACTGGTGCTTCTTATACCCCAGTAGTTTTAGATGGTCAGATTATTGATGTTGATTTTGTATCAAGAGGAACAGGATATACTTCTGTACCTACAGTTACAGTAACTGGAGGTGGCGGAGTTGGTGCAGATTTACGAGCAGTTTTAAACTTAGCATATTCTGGTGAGAATAATCTCGAAGACGCTAATTTTTATGTTATGACAGATGACTTTAATGTGTATAAATGTCTCGATAATAATTTAAATGCTACTTCTACAGTTAAACCAACTGGCACATCAGTATCTCCAATAACAACATCTGATGGTTACATTTGGAAATACATGTATAATGTTCCTATTAATTTAAGAAGTAAATTTTTAAATGATCAACAAATTCCTGTAGTTTCTGCTTTAACTAATCAATTTTATTCTAATGGTACTGTTGACAGTGTAATTATTAACAATAAAGGATCTGGTTATACCACAGCAACTTTAACAGTAACAGGTGATGGGTATCGTGTAGAAGATCCAATTTTTGTAACTGGGGTTACTGTATCTACAGCTGGTACTAATTATTCATCTACTCCAACACTAACATTTAGCGATCCAGTTTCTGACGCTTCTTCATTTATTTCTGGAGCTACAGTATTTCTTGGACAAAGAATTTATAATAGCGTATTTGATTTTTATGAGATTGTATCACCAGGAACTTTATCTTCTTCTGAACCAACTCATAGATTAGGTACAGTTCAAAATGGAACTGCTTCATTAAAATTTGTTGGAACTAGAGCAAAGGGAAGTGTAGCAATGACTACACCAACTATTTCTGGTGTTGCTATTTCTGGCACTGGGGGTCAGTTTACTTGTTCTGCTACTACAATAGCAGTGGGTATTTTAATTGCTATTTCTGGAACTTTTGGTGGCAC